CCCAGGCCAAGCGTATGCTGAGGTACTGGCTTCAGAAAATTTTGTTATAGACCCTTCGTGTACAAGTGTAGAAAAAGCTGCATTTATGGGCGATAAAATACGGGTTCCCAGGCAGGTTTTGCTGGCCGATAAAAGTTATAATGCTGAACTCGTAAAAAAATTGCCGCGTTCTAAGTTTAAAAAAAATGAGCGTGTAAACGACGTATACGGTATGTACTCTTTACAGGATTTTGTTGACGTGGTTGAATTATGGATTCCAGAAGCTGATGCAATGGTGACTATATCTAACCCGAAACAGATGATACTGCCAGATTATATACGGGCGATAGACTATTATGGGCCAGAGGATGGGCCATATACGCTGTTATCGTTTACACCGCCTGTTCCAAATAAACCGTATCCGATTGTACCAGTTGGCATTTGGTATGACCTGCATAAAATGGCAAACGAAATGTTTACTAAATCCATGAATCAAGCCGGTAGACAAAGGGATATTCTACTCTATAATCCTTCCGTTGCGGATGAAGCAATAGATGTGGTAGAAGCAGAGGATGGTGACGCTATTGCATCCACAGACCCAGCCGGTGCGAAGGTTTATTCTTACGGGGGACAGAATCCTGGTAATAGTGCGTTCTTGCAAGAAGTTCAGATGTGGTTTAATTACGTAGCTAAAAATCCTGACCAGATGGCAGGTAATATGACCAGTGCTACAAAGGGCTCTAAAGAAACGGCTACACGTTCGAGCATCATGCAGGGTAATGCCAGCATTGGTATAGAAGACTCGCGTGGTATACTCTACGATAGAGCGTCGGAAGTGTCACGGAAAATAGCGTGGTATTTGCACAATGACCCATTGATTGACCTGCCGCTTATTAAACGCGCCAATGGTCAGGCAGTACAGGTATCACTTACACCAGAGCAGAAGACGGGTGATTTTTTAAGGTTTATGTTTAATATTAGGGCGAGGTCGATGTCACGTTTAGACCCCGCTTTACGGTCTAAGCGGATTATTGAATTTGCTACTAATTTACTCCCGGCTGTTATGAACGCTGCTATGCTTGCTATGCAAATGGGCATGGAATTTAATGTTCAGAAAGCAGTTACAGATTTAGGATATGAACTTCAAATAGCAGAAGTTATACAGGATTGGTTTAATGACCCTGATTACCAGCGTAAGATGATGTTATATATGAATAAAGGGCCACAGGATACAGGAGGTAAGTCACAGATTTCTAATGAGGGTATGATGCAAAACGGTGGACCACCTATGGCGAGGCCAGTAGCGAGTCCTGAAACAGAGTTTAATCAGAATGCGCAGGCAGGGGCGAATGATGCTCAGGCTATGAATCAGGGGATGTATTGATATGGGCGTTAGACCGAGAAAATATGCAAGTGAGTTGGAAAAGGAATTGAAGCAAGGAAAAGGTCTGGAACAGTCGCACTCAAAAGCAATGCGGCGTTCACAACCTCTTGGCAAGAAACGCACAACCCCTCATAGTAAGCTTGTGAAAAAAGTAGCGAGGAAACTTAGAGAAATTTTTTATGGTAGCGCTACTTATAAGAATAGTGCGAAGGGGCCTACATTTAACCGTAGTGGGTATAATAAACAGTTAAAGAAGGGGAAGTAAATGGCAATTCATGATTTTGTATGCGATGATTGTGGCGTAGTGGTACAGGATACTCAGACTAAGACGATTCATGTGTGCCCCAAATGCGGGAAGGATATGCGATTTGATTGTCATGTGATGTTTAGTGGGGCCTATAAGCACCCGATTCATTCAGATTCTCTGGCTGTACCGGAGCATCAGCGTGCGGAACACGAACGGAAGTTTCCTTATATGGAACTGGATTCGGAATGTAGACCTGTTTTTGATAATTTTCAAAAACATGAACGGTACCTAAAAGAAACCGGATTTATAAAAAATCCACAGAAAATTAAACCAAAGAGCGAGAGGATAGCGTGATGGAGTGGTTTATTACCAGTTTTCTAATTTTAGTGGGACTTGTTGATATATACAGGATAATTCGTAAAAAGGATACCGTAAGCACCAAGGTTCATAATTGGTTCGCCGGGGATAATAGGTGGATTGACTATGTTATCCTGATAGGATTGTTGGTTATAATAACATTTATTTTTGGACAGGTTACCTTTAATAGGATTATGATTGGTGTCATTTTAGGACACTTTTTTTGGAACGAATAAATTCCATGAGTTACCTACCCCCGATGCGTAAAATCGGGCAGCTAATAAAAGGATGATGATTATGACAGAACCGAACAAAGAAGTAGAGAATGTTGAACCAGACAGTCAGGTATCTGATAAGGATATTGATACTGTCGTAGGTGAAGCAGCAGAAATTGAACTTGAAAGTAAAACAGCCGAAAGACTGGAACAGGCTTTTTCGGCAGAGGAAGTTGACCCTACCCCGGAACCAGATGAGGGTGAATCTGAGGAGAAACCGGCAGAGGAAACTGACCCTACCCCGAAAGAGGAAGAAGAAGAAGAAGTTGAGGAGGTTAAAGATGAAGGTGTGGTTAAAAAAGATACTGATGAAACGCCTCCAATATCCGACGCCTACCGACGCGCGGCCACTCACAGGGGTTGGACTGATGAGGAAATTGATGCCTTACATGAGTCTAATCCTGACCTTTGTGATAAAACATTATCCAGGGTTTATGAGGAAGTTAATCGTGCAAGCAAAGATTTTGCTGCGATTGGCCGACAGCGTAAAGAGCAAGAAGTAAAAGTAGAAGCTCCCGCTACTACTTTAGTACCTGCACCGGCTCCGCCAACTACAGCCATCGATATGACTAAACTCCGTGAGGATGTTGGTCCCGATGACCCTGTGGTTGAAGCGATTGAGTTGATGCAGAAGCAGATTGAGGCTGCACAGTCAGAGACCGCTCAGTTCAAAGCTGAATTGCAACAGCAGCGTATAGAGCAGCCGCAACAGGTAAGTGCAGCAGTAGAAAGAGAACGTCAGGCTCTTGGACAGCAGATTGATACGTATTTTACAGGTGAGTCCAAGTTGTATGGCGATTTTTATGGTGCTGTTGCAAAAGAGGATAAGGACTGGGGTAATTTAACCCCGGGACAGATTGCTAATCGGGTGGCTGTAGTTGAAATGGCTGACCAGATAGTAATGGGTGCTACTACACTTGGACGGGAAATGGATTTTGCTGAAGGATTGCAACTTGCGCACATGAGCGTGAGCGCCCCGTTGAGAGAACGTGTAGCACGCGAAAAGATTACAAAGGAAGTAACAAAGCGTAGTAAATCATTAACATTAAAACCATCAGCCGCTACCAAACAAGAGGGTAAAGCCACCGATTCTAAGGAAGGGCTTGAGAGTGTTACAGCACAGCGGTTGAATAAGATTAAATGGAGGTAAAACATGGCAGGTGTTAAAAATACAGCATTACTTGACCTAATCCAATCCACTTTGGAGGATTTGCCGGAACAAGAATTCGAGGTAATGTGGACAAACAACGCGTATGAGTTCTGTCGTATTTATCAGAACGAGCGCATGGAAATAGATGGCGGTACTGCTATTTCGCGTCGAGTTATGCTCGATAATAGTGGTAATGCCAGGTATCGTAGGGTGTTTGACGTTGACAATCCGACAGTTGGCGATGTGATGTCAACCGTCACGGTTCCGTGGACCACGATTGGCACAAATTATTCCTGGGATGTACAGGAAATTATCAGGAATAAGAGTAATGCAAAGGGTTTCATCAAGATTATGACAGAGCGCAGGACCGACGGGCTATGGGCACTGGCTGACCTTATTGAGGAACGTGCGTGGAAAGCACCCGATACCTCGACTGATGACCTTAATCCGTATGGCGTACCCTATTATCTCAGTTTTTATACCGATGACAGTGGTACATTGAATACGAGTCCTGGCGCTTTTAACGGTCAGGCCGTCGGGTTCGGTGATGGTAATTTCTCGAACACAGTTGCTGGCATAGACGCGGATGCTGAAGATAAATGGCGTAACTATTGTGGTGTGTACACTGCGGTAGATAATGCGCTTTTGAGGACATTCAGATTGGCGTTTATGAAGACCAATTTCAAGGTCCCGCTAATTATTGAGGACCCATCTGACAAGTCAAGAGGTCAGAAGCGTACTTATGCTTCTCAGGAAATAGTAGCCGACCTTATGGATTTGGCTGACCAGAGAGACGACAACCACAATGGTAAAGACGTTCTCGGTAACTTGAGAGTGAATGAAGGCGGTCTGGTCACAGTGAACAGACTTCCGGTTGTTCCCATCAATCAGTTAAGTAGCGACGATGTAGATTATTCCCCGATTTATACCGTGGACTTTAGCAGGTTCAAACCTATCGTACAGGAAGGTTACTGGATGAATGAGAGCGAGCCGATAAGCGGTGGTGTATCACAGCATACTGTGTTTACAGTCTTCCTGGATGGTTCGCATAACAACCTGTGTCTTAACAGGAGAACTGCTGGTTTTGTATTGCACAAGGCCAACTAAAACTAACCTCTTTATAACTGTGATATGTCACAGAAGGAGTAATATATGATTACAGTAGGATATGAAACAGCGGATGCTGTTAATAGTCGTGGCCCTTCGCCCAAGATTTGGGCTGATTGCCCGATAGTTTCGTACCAAAAGGACCCGTCGAGAGGATTTCATCTGTTTGATGATTTCAAGAACTCGATGATTCCTACAGAAGAAGCTGCCCGTGAGACCTACACTGGTGGTATTTGCAACATACTCGGCGATATTAACTGGTACGGTTATACGGAATCGGCGTCAGTAGGAGACATCGCTTTACAGGCAGATGACGATGGTGTACTGATGCTGGACCAGGATGGTGCCGATGACGATGTTGCTAGTATAACCACTGGCAATAATGTTCAGGGTATCTTTAAGACAGGTACTGTAAAGAGTAGCAAAAAGTGGTGGTTTGAAGTTCGAGCTAAATTAAGTACCATCACAACTGGTGCCCTTGGTACGTTTATTGGTTTAGCTGCACCCGGTCAGGCTAAAGACGATTACCTTATGACCGCCGATTCTGCTTTGCAGGATGTAGATTATATCGGTTTTCATATCGATGAAGCTGACGGCGATGCGTTTGACATTGTCTATAATGAGGCTACTTCTGGTACCGCAGTGGCTGTTACGGGTAAGATTGC